TTTGCATTTTCATCAATAACTTCTCTTCACTTACTTGATTTCCTATATCAAATGATGATTCATCACTTGAAGGCATACTCACTGATGAATTAGCAGTATTAACGGGTTTTTCCATAATAATAACTGTGCTTTTTGGTTTTCTTTTACCTGTAACATTTACTTCTTTTTTAGAGGGACTTACTAATGATGATAAATCAACTTTTCTAGATCCTGTTTGAAAATCAGGATTGTATTGATCAACAGAAGCAAGCATCGTATTACTTGCAGGAGTTACACTTTGACTTATATTTTCAACACTATCAGGTGTATCTAAAAATGGTGATTTTGCCACAGTGGTTATTTTTTCCCTACTTTTAACTTTTTGTGATAATGATTCTTTTTGTCTTTTTTTCAAAGTATCTCTTGGATCTTCAATACTTTCACCAGCTCCCCCAGATGAAGGTGTACTACCTCCACCAGAACCACCAGGTGATGAATCCTCCTGTAACGCTGATTCTAAATCATTTTTAATACCTTCTACATCTTTAGCATCACCCTCTACCACTTCCTCTTGTTCAGTAACATCTTTAGATGCGTCTTTAAATTTACCTGTAATGTCTTGAATTTCTTTTTTATCTGCAGTTATTTCAGGTGAATCCTCAATTTCTGCCTGTTTTTCATCTTTTTGTTCACTTTTTTGTCCTTCCGATGCAGTTACATCTAAACCAGGAGGATCAGGGATACCTAAATTTGCTGATGCTGTTGGATCTTCGGCAAACTCAGTTGCAGCTAATACTAATTCTTGTTGAGATGATGCTAAACCTGATTGTGCATTTTCTAATCCCTCTTCAATATCTTTTTTATCTTTTAGAAAATCAAATCTTAATAAACTTGCAAGTGTTTGTTTTATTACTGTTCCAATCCCAACAACAATATTTTTTACACCATCGATAAAAAATCCTAATATACCCGTTACAGATGATATTCTTTTAATTAATCCCTGTATTCCCGAAATAATTTTAGGTAAATTTGTAATCGCCCATCCTAAAATAAGAATACCAATAAAATCGAGCATTCTACCTAAAAAACCTCTAGTGCTTTTTGCCAAAATTGTACCTTGAGTCTTTGGAACTCCCTGCACTGATGATGCCTCTAATTCATCTTCTCTTTCCTTTCTTCTTAGATTCTCCTGCCTTCTTCTAAAAAATAAATTATCATTACGAACAAGATTTCTTTTAAAAATATTCCTCTGTCTTGTTGTTTTTATTATTTCATCAGCATTTTTTCTTGCCGATTTAAGTCCTTCTGAAAAACTTTGTACAGCATCATTTATAGATCTTATACTAATTGAAGATTTAAATAGTGAATTTCTTCTAGACTGAATAGACATTATGCATTTGCTCCATATCTAGAAGTTGCAAATAATGTATGAATATTATTATTATCAAAACCTATGAATGGTATATCATTTGTTGGAGAACTACTCGATGGAGCACCTCCATCACCACCTTGATTCATCTCATTTGGAACAGGGAAACTAATAATTTCTGGTGCACCTTCTTCCATATTAGATATATTTTCTGCAACGTTGTTTAAAGACATCTTATTAACAGGAGTTATTGAATTAGATATGTCATTTCCTGAATTTAAAGTTTCAAAATAACTCGCACCAATTCTTTCAGTTGTATCTTTTGTCATTACAAATTCGCCAGGTGTAAGAAATGCAGGTACTGTGTCTCTACTTCCAGTTCCACGAACTTTTCCACCTCTATTAAATAAGACTGCTTCTTGTTCTTCATTACTCTCAACTTGGTCATCAGATGTCTTAAATCCAAACATTGTCTTGATGCTCTTGTAGATATTTTTAAATACATCAGGTCCAATAAACATACCAAGAAGACCACCGATCAAAGCACCAGGACCAGCACCGATACCACCAATTAATGCACCAATAGATGCACCGATTGCTGCTCCCGCTTTTGCACCTGCAAGGAATCCAGCTGCACCTGCGAGTGCCTCATCAATAGGAGCACCAAATATAAGAAAATCTATAAGAAAAGCACCAATTGCACCTCCTTTTCCTCTAAATGGAAGTGCTAATTTTCTTAGTAATCCCATAAAACCCTTTCCACCTGCACCCTGTATTGCTTTCGCTCCAAGTTCTTTTGTTACTATTTTCTCTGTTCCTTTTCCACCTGCTTTATCTAAAAATGGTAAGAGATCTTTAAATCTTTCCTTTATAAAAGAAAAAGTAACTGCTCCAGTCCCTAAAATTGCAGCACCTAAACCAATATCAAGACCTTTATTTCCCGTTGAGGGCAATACTCCAGACAATCCAGCTGCTAATAACCCAGTAACTGCTAAAAATGGTTTTCTTAAAAATGCTCCTCTTCCTAATCTAAAAGCTGTAGTTGCAAGAAATCCAATACCTCTTAATATTCCTTTGAATCCAAGACTTAATGCTGTAAGAGTTCCACCAGCAATTAACAATCCTCTTGTCAGATTCGTTTTTAATTGATTAAGTAATTCTATATTTCCTTCCGAACTCGCTCTAATAAAATTAACAACAGTATTTGTTAACCATCCTCCTGCTAAAATTAGGAAGAAATTGCTTAGTCTAGATAATGTAAATTGAGTTTTTTGTGCAATTCTACGAACTGGGAATGTAAGTGCATTTTGTATACGACTCTCAATTTGACTCTCTTTTCCCTCTCTCAGTCCTTGCTCTGCTAAAATTCTTTCACGATTTTGTTTTGCTGCTTCTCTCTGCCTCTCTAATGAATCACTAACTGCTAAATTTTCTTTAATAGCAAGTAAAGAACCATTCAATCCTGAGACTTGTGATGATATATTTGTTAATTGTCCCGATACATTATTGAGTGATAATGAATTCTGCTGTAATAAATTAGTTGTTATTGTATCTGGTTGTGCTTGAACAGGTGTGGGACGACCACTGAAGACACTAGAAGATACCGTGTTTCTAACGGCTCTAATACCTCCTGCTATCGGTGATGCTAACCCTTGTTCCTCATCCATTCTTTTCTTGTTGTGCTTTTAAATTTTCTTCTTCAACGTATTGCTGTAAAAGTGAAACATAAATTTCTCTTTCCCAAGGCATCATATTTTCAAGCTCTGTCAAGCTATATTTATGGTGTTGCATCAAGGCAAAATTCAATTTGAAGTATGACGCAAGATCTTCGTGTGCCATACTCACCCGAAAAAATTCTGTAGCCCCTCTAGAACAATCTCACATTCTTTTTTAGTATTTGGATTTGTTACCTTCACTGTATGAGATAACTTTGGCATAGTTTCAAAGAACTTTTCAATCATTTTAAATTGTTTAGAATCTAATTGTTCCAAAAATTCTTTTAATTCCTTTTTAGTACAATCAGCAGAACTCCAAGATTCTTCTTCAGAATATACCTGTTCTATACAAGATGCGATTAAATCAAAAGTATCATCTACATTCATTTCTTCAGCAGATGCAAAATTATTCTTAATAAATTCGTTAAGAGATGGATACTTCATTCTAAGAGTATACTGATCATCTAGAACTATGTCTTTTTCATGATCATCACTTTTTTGAACTTTAATAGAATCAATATTAATCAAAGCAGGAACTTGTGTTTTTCCATCATCTGGACAAGTTACCATAACTTCAATTTCCTCTCCCACAGATTTACCACGAATATTTAAAAATAAATATTCAATATCAAAAGTGGATAATTTTTCAACTTTAATACCCCTTGTTAGTATACAGTGTGCGATAACATTTTTAACTGCATTTGCAATCTGTTTTGTATCTTGAGACTCCATCGCAAGGATTAGAATCTTTTCCTCCTTAACTAAAAAAGGTCTAAATTTTATTTTTCGATTTGACGAAGGTAACACCAACTCATATGTTGGTGTTGAAATGGTTGGTAAAGGCATAATATGTTGAGCACTTCAGTATGGTTATTTATAGTGGTTTTATAAACTTATTATAACACAATTATGGATTTATACCAGGTGGTGTGCTTATATAATTATTTGTCATTGTATATGTAGTTGAACTACCAGGTACTATTTGTGAATATGATCCAGATGGGTTATCGTTATTTAAATATCTACCCATAGATTGCATCGCCATTTCAGCAATTTGATCATCTTTAAGTGATAATCCATCTTTTGCAACATTTCCACGACCAAAACCTAAATCGTTGTATGCTCTTCTCAAATCTCTTAGCAACGAAGATGATTCTCCACATATATAACGGTCATAACTGAATGAGCAAGTTGCTTTTAATACTTGTGTGTTACCATACTGAACCCGAACGGAGTTTAATGATAAAGGAAATAAACCAACAAATCTATATTCTAAAAATTGTTTGTGGTTTTTTTCAAATTTAATAACTCTTGTATCATTTGACTTATAATTTCTTGGATAATTTAATTGAAAGTAATATGTATCATTGCCAGGATCTACCTGATTACCTCCAGTTATATACTCCATCCAATGCTCTAAAAACTTCAAAGACTTATATTCATTATCAACATAAAATTCAAAATTTACTTGAGTAAAATTTCGGGTATGTGCAAATCTTTCAACCATACCTTGATAATCACCAGTGATATTTTGTGATGCTAATGCACTGCCTGGTAAAACTGCATTATAACATAATAAACCTACATCATCTGCTATAAATGCATCATTTATACCCTTTCTTCTTAAATGACTTCTTACACCACTTGGTGGTAAAGAAAATCTTACAAAATAATTTGAAGTCTGAGCTACATTCTGTAACTTAGGTAATATATCTGATATTCTTCTTGGTCTTGGTGCTGGCACTCTAAATACTTCTATAGTATAGTTATTTAGATGGCTTATAGGGGAAAATACTATCCATCCTTTCCCAGAAAGTATAAAGGTGATCCTACAAATATAATTTATAGGTCACTTTGGGAAAGAAAGTTTATGGTGTATTGTGATAAAAATACTAAAATTCTTGAGTGGGGGAGTGAAGAGATTGCTCTTCCATACATCTCACCTCATGATAGTCGAGTTCATCGTTACTTTCCAGATTTTTATATCAAAGTGCAAGAGAACACAGGAAAAATAAAAAGATACCTGATTGAAGTTAAACCACTTAAACAAACAACTAAACCAAAAAAACCAAAAAGACAAACCAAAGGTTATATTCGTGAAGCATTTGAATATGCAAGAAATCAAGCTAAGTGGAAAGCAGCAAGAGAATATTGTGCTGACAGAATGTGGGAGTTTAAAGTAATTACAGAAAAAGAGTTAGACATATGAGTCGTATAGATCCCATAATGAAAAGATTTATCGGTAATGAAAGTGCCGATGATTTAGCAACAGATATACTCGAAGTGTTAACTGAGGGAAGTAATGTTCCTCAAGCAGGTAATTATTATGTATTTGTATATCAAGCAAAAACACCTGGTATTGCTTACGATTCACATCCACTTGTTGCGGTGACTGATGTATTCTCTTGGGGATTCAAAGGATTAAATTATCATTGGGGTGAAATGAGACAATATACCTTTCCAGAGGTGGTTGGTGGATTGTATCAAGTAGATGAAATGGAATTAAGAGATCTAAGAACTTTACCTTTTGTCAAAATCCTACTAAATAGTTGATAATATAACAAAAGGTCGATATGGCAAGAGGAACAAGAGGTAGTGGAGCAAAAAAGAAGGGGAAAAATAATCTATCGTCAAGACAAGAATTAATAAAAAAACACGGGTTATCTTCTTTTAGAGAAGATCCTGTCGAAAATAGAAAGTTACAAGAAACTTCATCTGTTAATTTTACTGAGCAATACGGAGCAGTAAAACATAAAGATAGATTTCTAGGTGATCCAAAATCTACTGGTGGAGCAGATGCAAAAAAAACCCAGACAAGAAATAGCAATATAACATTTAGATTAGGTTATCCTTTATCAAGAGGTTCATCAGAAAAAACTGGTGATACCTTTTTAATAAAATGTCTTGAATATGTTCCACCAAAAAATGGAATGGGTACAGGTGTTTCATTAACTCCCATAGAACAAGAAGTTAAAGATGGTGGTTCATACACGACAATGTGGGGAAAAAAGAAACAAGTGAAGACAGGGCAGAAAGTAGTAACTGGTTATAAAGATCTTAGAATGGATGCAAATGATGCGAATAGTCGAATGAGCCGTAATTCAAAAATAAAATATTATGTAGAATTACCAGTGCCACAAGAAGTAAATGATTCTAATGTAGTAACTTGGGGTGATGATACAATGAATATATTTCAATTAGCAGGAGTCTCTGCTGCCAGTCAATTTATGGCTAAACCAGGAGAAAGTTTTCAAAAAGGATTAGATGTCATACAAAAAGGAATTGATCTTGGCGAAGGATTATCAGCACCAACACAAAATGCTATAAGAAATGCAATTGCAGGTGCAGCAATAAATCAAATTGGTGGTAATGTAAATGCATCAAGTATTATTGCGAGATCCACAGGTCAAGTTTTAAACTCAAATTTAGAATTACTTTTTGGTGGTGTAAACTTAAGAACATTTCCATTTAGTGTAACATTTACTCCAAGATATTATGAAGAAATGCTTGTCGTAAAAAAAATAATAAGGCAATTTAAAATGGCAATGTCAGCAAAGGCAGGAACTCTGAGTGGTGGTTCAGCATCAGGTATTTTTCTACAATCACCAGATGTATTTTCACTTCGTTATTTACATAACGGTCAAGATCATCCATTTTTGAATAGATTTAAATTGTGTGCACTTACTGGAATGACTGTAAATTATACAAACTCTGGAACATATGCAAGTTATGAAGATGGTTCACCCGTAAGTATTAGAATGAATTTAACATTTAAAGAACTCAATCCTATCTACTCTGAGGATTATGATGGTATGAGTGATGATGAAGGAGTAGGATTCTAATGGGATATTTTAGAGAATTACCAAATATTGGATATCAATCACCTTTAATACATAAAAATTCATCAAGAGATTATATTATCATAAAAAATATATTTCGTCGTACTAAAATTTTTGATTTTTTAAAAGGAAATGTATCATTATTGAATAAATTTACTATTGGAGATGGTGATCGTCCTGATACTATTGCAGAGGAATTATATGGAGATTCAACACTTGATTACGTTGTAGTATTAGTTTCTGGGATAACTAATATAAATCACGAATGGCCATTAATGGATTATAAAGTATATGAATATGCATTAGAAAAATATGGTTCAGAAACAGAGATGAATGCTAATCATCATTATGAAACTTTTGAAATAAGAGATGATAAAAATAGACTAATTCTCCCACCAGATTTAATTGTAGATGAAGAATTTTTAATTGATGGAACTTCATCTAAATATCCAAGCAGCACTAGATATACATTGATATCGGAAGCAGGTAATACACAACTTGATGATAAAGATCAATTCACTGTGAAAGTTGACAATATTGCTCGTGCAGTTACTAA